CCCAAAACCTACAGGTCCACGTCATAAAACAGAACGTCCACCCAATTCTCATAAGCCCATACTACAAAAAAGAAACATATCAACAAGCAAAGAAGCACCATATAGAACTACTGCCAACCTGGCTCTTGGCTAAACTTGCAGGCGACACACTCGGAAAAAAATTGGAAATGCGAAGACTCTTCGATGATTACCTGAAGCAAGGCGGAAACATCGAAGCATTCCTAACAGAAATTTTTAAGCGGAAAAAGGCGCAGTCCTAGACTGGACTAGACTATGCACTGACTCAACCATTGAATCGTGTTGAAAGAGTTCTGACGTTGAATTTAAAAAGAGCAGTGCTAGGCTTCTTTTCGAACAAAAATGCTAAAGCCCAAAGGTAAATTCTGGCCACAAGTTAGGGCTATGATATGGGAGAAGGCGCAGCAACTCTTCCAGGAAGAACAAGCGAAGACTATGGGCTCAGATTTTAAAGGCATAACCGCAACCCGAAAAGAGCTGTGTGAAGGCGGCTACTTTTACCAAGCAAAACTTATCGTTTTAAGAAATCTTTGGCGTGAAAGGCCAAGTTCTCCCAGAAAAGGTAAGCCTTCACCTGAAGAAGAATCCCAACAACCTTGATAAGCTTGGCCATCTTAGAGAGATCCGCATTTTTGATGCCTTCTACATAATGCGCTTTTGTTCCGAAGGCCCTGTGACGGTTAACCGCAATTTCCTTGTGCAAACGTGGATGACTATTTCTTATGAAGGCCTCTTTCAGCGTAGCCATTTGTTTTGGGCTCAACTTTTCAAGTTTGCGACGTACATAGGACTCGCTACCCAAAAGCTTAGTATTAAACCCTAGCTGCTCAAGTACGTCGCAAATCTTTAACGCTTCTTTGCCTGGAACCTGAAAGACCACACGCTGCATCCCAGCCTTCTCAGCAAACGGATTATACTTCGCCATGACCGCAACCATTTCCACATAAGGCGTTCCAGCCAAAGGCAATGTTTCCTTAACAAGTTTGGCTCCTAGGCTTATGCTACGGTATTTCGGATGTACCACAACACGACTAATAATGCACAGTTTCTTATTCAATTCCTTCGGAAGCATCTTGGGCAGAACAAGATTACGACCCATGCAGGTGATCGGCGGATAATTATAAACAATCACGCCGCACAACTCGTACTTTCGCCATAAACCAAAAATCTCACGAACAGCGCCGAGGTTCGGGCTGCGATAATGAAACTCTTCTAGCCGGCGCCAATCATCACGAATGCCAGGCTCTATCCGCATTTCCTTGACAAGGCTGCATTCCGCTGCAGGCTCATTTGTGTAGTACACTACACAGATTTCCTTGCCAAACCGCTTATGCACATGCACGCTAGGCCGGAGATCCTCAAAAAGGTCCAAGTGCGTAGTCGCAACAATAACCGCTTTTCCAAGGCTCCTAGCAAACTTCTGCACATTAAACGCCACAATCTTCGCAGTATCACGATCTAAAGTCGCACAAAACTCATCCATAACCCACCACTGTTTGTTTGACTCAATCATTTTGGCAATACGATAACGATACTTCTGACCGTCTGAAAGCTGATCATATGTGCGTAGAAAAAGAAAAGCATCATTCAAACCCACACGACTAAGCAGCTCCAAGCCTTCCTCAACAGTTTTTCCAACAGTTTCAATCAACGGCTTATCATGCTCCACGTGGACCCTAGCCATGTCGACACCTTCACCGCCCAGATCTTCCAGGAATGCTCGTAGTAACACGCTTTTGCCGCTGCCACTATCACCGGTGATCAGCAGAACATCGTTAGGGCTTATCTTCAACTCAACATTATCCAAAATAACAAACTTCCGCTGCTGATCCAGGCCTAAACCAAACGCTTCAGCAACTGCCACACTTCTGGGCGTCATGCGGGCTGCAGTTTCATAAGCAATATTAAACGTAAACCTATTCTGGCTTCTATCGTAAACACGACGAAACTTGTTAATCCGGAAGTATTCCTGGCGCCTTCTCACGGACTGAATCCCTTATATATAGTCCATGTGGAAGCATAAAATTGCATTGCAGAAAAGACACAGCCAAACCCTAGGGAGAGAGATAAGTAAAAGTGAACAAAAAGGGTAGGGGGTAGGGGCTACAAAACCATAGGGGCGGACATGATTTTATCAGTTTTAGTAATTCTGGTAAATCCGATATTTTTCTCTTGGTGCGGTCGCCGGGATTTGAACCCACGAACCCTAAGGGTGCGCACCCCTATCTTGTATCGCCCATAACTTTACGCTTCTGTAACTTGCGACGTACATGCTTAAGCTTACCCAAGTTTGAAAGCCTCCAAGTCCAATTCTTTCATTTCAACAGTGGCATAAATCGCCAAGGCAGTAGCCCAAAACACGTCATCATGCTGATTCTCAGGATGATAATACCGATAAGTGCCATCCTTTTTGAGCTCATACCTCTCCACGTTGAGCTCAACAGAATAATTCAGCTTTTTAGTAGGTGAAATTTGAATCTCTGTATATGGATACCTATAGGCTTCATTCAACATACGCTGCTTGAGTAAGCTAGCCATTTCCTGCTTTCGTGGCTGCGTGAAGTTTACGCCCTCAACATTCTGAATCCCGCCGTTAGTCATATCCTCCACTATGTAATTGCCAACGCCTGTGATGTCAGCTCTAATTCTTTCAAAAGTCTCCCAGCGGTCCGTCAACGTTTTAACGTATCCTATCACAGAGGCATATTTAGTGCCCAAGGGCCACACTTTCAAATGACGTAGCATTGATTTCTCGCCCCGGCGTTCCGTAACCGCAAATGCCGAATGATCTCTCTCCTTACCAAAATCTAAACCCCCAAAAAAGCGGCCTTGATGCGTAGGTCCCTCAAGATTCCATAACTCTAAATTGGCGTCCTGGCATTTCGTAATAAGGCTTAAGGGCAACCAAACAGCCTCATCCTCAGCCCACTCCGCCATCATCTCACGTTGCCAACGAAACTGATCGTCAGCATACTCTTCTTTTAGCTGATCAGCCTTTCTCTTCGTCAACGGACCATTAGGCTCGAGGGCCTGCTGCCACGTCACATGACTTTTAGCAAAATGTTTGTATTGTGGGCGATTGAAAAACTTCCAAAACATACTGTCTGTTGAGCCTGGCGTGCTGCTGCAAATGAATTTTCCATGAGCCTTAGTAGCAAGTGTAAACACGATCGCATCATAAAGTTCCTGATCCATTGGAATGTAGTTGTACTCATCGGCATAAACGATATCAAGTGTAAAACCTCTTATGGTGTCTGGGTTGCAGGGAAAAGCCTGAATAAGGCTACCATTCCTCAGAGAAACCATAGTAACCTGGGGCTTACGAAACAGGCCTCGAGGCAACTTAGGCAAGAAGCCATTAATCTTTCGAATAGGTATTTTCGTCTGACGCCAACTAGGACCTACAATGGCTATTTGAACTCCAGGATGCAGAAGGGTATAGTGCAGCAGCCAAGCGCTTATCATGTGAGTTTTGCCGCTCTGCCGGCTCCATCGCAAGGCCACACTGTCATTTTTGTCGATCAGTTCTGCACCTTGGCGCTGATAATCTGTAAGCTTCAGCCCAAGCCACTTTTCGCAGAACTCAGGAAAATTCTCTGGGATCTTGCGTTTCTGAGCCTCCAGGAGGCCTTCAACTTGCTGCTTTAGTTCTTCCGCCTTTTTCTTTTGCCATTGCTTCATTAATCAACTTCTCCAGCTTTTCTAGGTCCTTCGTGATTTTGGCTTCATCAAAACTTTTAGTTAGGCTATTGATAACTTGGGCAACGTATGAAGCCGCTCGAACCCATTTCTGCCTCTGCGGCAACGCCAATTTCTTGTTTTGAGCCTGCTCTTTCGCAAGAGTAAAAAGTTCCTGAAGGTTCAGAAGTATGTTTTCTCGGATTTTCTGAGTGTCAATTTTGGCTATTCGCCTAATCTTATAGATTCGCTGAATAATCATTCTATTGCGTGAAATTTTGACCAATACGGACCTACCCCTATCCCCCTAGGTTTTTTGTGAAATTAAAATGCCAGAGATGGTTCCAATTAAGCCGGTAATCCCAGCAAACACTTCGCTATTCCAGCTGCCCAGAAAAGCCATGTGAGCGATTTCGAGAGCTGATAGACAAACAGTCATGCCAATCGCAAATTTCACGCCCAACACAAGCTTCTCATTAGGCTCAACCACTTCAACTTGATCCCGGCCAGGTGGCCCTCTCTTATGCACTCTGCGAGTAAGCGCCTTCTTAACCCAATCCCGCATGATTAACAACCCTCCGCTGAAAAGTACGTTTATTCAATGCCCTGCGGCCACCCAACAAGAAACTGTTAATCAGCTGACGAGCAACCTGGCTATCGATACAAGCCTTAGCAATAACCACAACATTCAAAGTCCACGTCAAAGGCACAGCCGTATAATCAATATCAAAAATGCCGCTGGAATACTTAAAACTATTCTGGGCAATGACAATATGCTTACTTTTCTCGCCGAAAACTCCGATAAAAATTCCCCAA